GACCGAAACAAGTGCATTGTTTACGGTGTAAAAGTCCTTGGATTTAGCTCAATGAATGGCAGAATCTACGATCCAAAAGCGATTCGTGATGCGGTTCCGCTATACGAAAACGCTCCAGTAAATAAAGACCACAAAACCGAAGCACCTTTGTTTTCTGATCGGCTAGGATGGCTTCAAAATGTCCGCTTTACCTCAGAAGGTTTATACGCTGACTTCAGATACAACCCCCATGCTGATGGGATTGATTCGTTTTTGTGGTTCGCAGAAAATAATGGCCTCGGTGATGTAGGCTTTTCCCATCTCGTTAGTGGAAAATCGATTCCAGATCAAGATGGTACAGAAAGAGTTGTCCGAATCGACAGAGTAAGATCGGTGGATCTAGTTGCTAACCCTGCAACTACCACCACCATTTTTGAATCCAAGGAGACTGCAATGAAAAATGACAAAATGATGACCGAAGAAAATCCTGTCAAGGAAATGTATAAGGAAGAGGTTCCAGATGCTGCACCCACAGAAGCACCTGCTGCTGCACCGGCTCAAGAAGAACCAGCTTCTGATATGCTCAAGAAAATTATGGAAATTTGCGTTGGCCCAGGTGAAGGTTCGGCAAAAGGCAAGATGATTCTTGATCTTATTGCTGCTGCAACTGGCCTCGGTGGTGATATGACCGCTGAAACCTCTGATGTAACAGGAAATCCTACTTCTGGAACACCAGCACAAGCTAAAGTTGGTGATACTGAAGAAGATCCAACCGAAGATGAACTTGAAGAATCTTTAAAAGAACTTGAAGACCTTCGCAAGTGGAAGGCCGAAAAACTCAATGAAGAAAAAATATTCTCTCTGCTTAAAGAGAATAAATTGGAAGCAACCCCTGTGTTTGTAAAGCAACTTTCCGCTATCGGTGAAACGATGTGGGCAGAAGCGATTGAAGACAGGAAAAAGGTTGCTCTTGTTAGAGCTAGTGTTAAGCCAGTTAGTTCGACTGCAATCCAAGGCGAGTCGAATTATCAACAGTTCCGTGAAAATGTCCTTGGCAAGTAAGCCATCATTAAGGAGTCCTATCAATGGCGATTACTTACAGTTTCAATGCGACTAATCCTGTGGTGGCTCCAGTTGCCACCAATAAGGCGATTCAAGTTGGCGATCTAGTAGCCCTATCTTCCGGTAGTGCGATCTCCGCTCTTGATTTTCCTTGGGATACCAATTTGGCAACCACTCAAACTGCGTTTGCAAGTGCTTTCCTAGGTGTGTCAGGTCAATTAAAGAGGGCAGATATAGCACTTGTGTACGGTAACTCGGTAGCCAACCAGATTCGGGTTGATTGCTCTGGTATCTACGCTGGTGATTATACTGGTTCCGCTCTTTTAGTTGGGGATTTTGTTGGCCCCACTTCCGTATCTAACGTTCTTCAGCCTCAATCCTTGGTTAAAGTTGCTTCCGCTGCTTTAGCTATCGGTCGAGTTGTTGAAGCCCTTGCTGGTACTGGCGTAGTAAAATTCCAATTGTTGTCTAGTCAAAACCCTGTGGCCCGATAATCCACAACTTTTTAAGGAGATTAGTATGAAGAGTCTAGGTAAAAAGCTGAAGGAATTCGGCCAACAAAATGGGTTGGCAAAAACCAAAGCGTTCTTTTCGGAATCTATCAGCAAAGGCGATATTTCGGTAAGCCGAATTTCGCTTCGTGGCCTTGCAGAAGGCATCATGGGCGATGATTGGGCTGAACAGCTTAATCGCTTCAACGGCCCAGATCGAACCTTTATGGAAGCAACCGAAGCAGTAGATGCTTCTAACTTTGCTGCCATCACAGGTCAGATCCTCATCACTACGGTTCAAGAAAAGTATAAGTTGGCATCATTCATTGGTGATCAACTTGTATCGACCATCCCTGCTGGTCAGAACCTTTCTACTGAGATCATTCCTTGGTTGTCTGATATCAGTCCTTCGCCAGAAGTGGTTCAACCTGGTATGCCTTATCCACAAACCCAGTTCTCTGGTAACTATGTACGACTTCCAGCCATCGAAAAGGTGGGTAGAATTTGTGCAATTACCGCAGAAATGATTTACTCGGATAAGACTTCACAGGCTTTAGCATCTGCTGAATCTGTAGGTACTTATTGCGGTCTAGTGCGTGAAGAAAGAATTCTTAACACGGTACTCGGCCTAACAGGTAGCTATGTATACGGTACTGCTACTGGTTCGGAATCAACCTTGAATACCTATTCAACTACCGCACAAGCGGGTATGACTTTTGGTTTCATCAATAAGGTTGCTTCTTATGCGTTGAGCAATTTTGCTAGCATTAATACGCTAGAACAGTTGTTCTACCAGATGAAAGATCCTAATACTGGCAAGCCAATCGACATCTTTGGCCCTGGTATGCAGATGTTGGTAATGCCTTTCCAAAAGTATACTGCTTCTAGGATTCTCAATCCTCAAACAGTTACTAAGAATGGGCCATTCGCAACATCTGGTGATGTTGAACAGTTGGAAAGTCCTAACCCATTGGATACTAACTATGGTCTTCTCACATCCGCTCATGCGAGAAACCTGTTGGTAACTAGCGGTATTGCAGCTTCTACCGCAGACAAATATGTTTACTTGGGTAACTTCAAGAAAGCGTTTGTTTGGAGAGAAGCCAAGCCTATGGAAGTTGTTCAAGCTCCCGCTAACAACTGGGCTGAGTTTAATCAGGACATTGCGGTTGCCATCAAGGCTTCTTGGTGGGGTTCTGCTGGTGTTACTGATCCTCGTTATGTGGTTCAAGGTCTTCCCGCCTAGTCCTACCTACCCTAAAGTTGGGGGTCAGTTCTTGACCCCTGACTTTCTTTTTAAGAGGTGATTATGCCAACTCCAGCCGAAAACCTCCTGACTATAAGAGACAACTATATAAACGCATTGGTGACCGATTCTGCCAGTCCACAACCTTCTTATTCATGGGAAGGTGTTGCTGTTTCTAGAACAGAGTGGAGGCAGCAGACCTTGCAACATATTACGCAAGTAAACAAGCTTTTGACTTATGTCAATCCGCAGACATTTAAAACACAATTCATGTAGGAGTAATATATGCCTACGCTAAATTTATCTCAGGAATATCATGTGTTTGATAATCCAGAGGTACTTAATTTAAAAAATGTAGACAATGCTACCGTCACTACAAATTACGGATTTAGAAGAGCAATGACATTAGCTTACACCGATCAAAGTGGTGTAGCTAAGATTGAGAACATCACAAGGTTTTTGGTGTGGAAAGCTAATCTTAGCGGGTTTAAACCAATGGTTGATTGCGAGATAACTGATACTAACTCGGTTAAGTATTATGTCAATAGCGTTGATAACTCTGGAAACAGAGAATACTACGGATTGGATTGCACCCAACAGAGTTAAATATGAATAACAAAATATATCGCAAGCCAAGACCGATAATGGCAGCTAATGCAGCAGATCGTTACACTACGATCATGGATACTGTTGCAGAAAAGCTAGTGGATTTAACTTACACCGTATACAAGCGTAAGGGTGCGGTCATAAGGGAATCTGATTCATTCCCATGTGTAGTAATAGCACCATCAGAAGAAGGCGAAGAATTAGGAATAGAAGCCTTTGGTGGAATATCTGAGTACATATATTCAATCAGGGTTTATTACATTCAAGAATATGCTAGGGATCTAGTGTATACTGATCTTGATGATAGGTACAAGATAAGAAAAGAAATATATCAGATAAGCCAGTTCACGGCTTCACTTAGTCCATCACGAATAAGTATCAAAGGTATTCAGCCGTTTTCCGTCAACAGCAACCCGAATACAGTTTACAATGTTACTGGTTTTAAGGTATCATATGGTTTCATGGAACAAGGTTTAGTTTAATTTAAGGAGTCAAACATGGCAGCAGTAGATAATATTTTTCTTACTGGTAAAGTAGCTAGTCTTTTTATAGAAAGAACTGACACTTTAACCCCAGTATTTCTCCCTTGTACATCTGTTTCTATCGCTACAAAAATGGATACTCCAGATGCAAGCAATTATAATGGATTAGGATATACAATTCTTTCTGATGGAATTCAAAGTGCAGAAATAACTGTAGAAGCCGTTTATGACAAAACACAAATGCCTGTCATTTTTGCTGGTATGAAAGCGGATTTAAAGCTTTCACAAGATGGCAATAGAGCAGCATTTTTAGCAGAAAATCCAACACTTAGTCAAACTACATTAGGAACAAACGAATATCGTGCTGCTAATAATGCTGGTGCAGAATTTTTGTTTCAAAATTGTACCGTAAGTCAGGTTACTTACGATGTAGCTGTAAAAGACATTCAAAAGATTAAATTGACTCTAATACCTTCATCAACACCAGATGTTAACTTTGCTGATTTCTCAGTATAATTTAAGGAGATTTTAAAATGGCTATTCTTTCAGGCAGAAACGGAAGTGTTCTTCTTACTGGTATTACAGATCCTCTTCCAGCAACAAATATTTCTGTTAATTCAAAAGCAGAATTACTTGACACAACAACTTTTATAAATCAAGGATTTGATTCTCATGCTATCGGTATGTATTCAGCAGAAATAACCCTTGATATACTTGAAGTTGTTGGTGGATACGGATTGAAACAAGGATCTGTTGGATCAATATCTATTGGTGATGGTGATGATCCAGAGCAAACAGTAGTTATAACTAATTGCGTTATAACATCATTAACCTATACAGCAGATGCAAAAGATGTCCAAAAAATATCTGTGACATTTGCTACATATGGCGAGTTTGATTTTAGAGTTGGGCCTGTTGCCCCTTAATTTTTGAAAGGAAGCATTCATGTCAGATACAGTTGGTAATTTGTTAAATTCCAGCGGTGAAGGGTCTTTGACCATTGAATACAATGGGAAAAAATACACCGCTGGACTCATTACACAAAAAGTTAAAGCTGAATTTGAAAAGAGAATGGAGAAGAAAGCTCTCGATTCTATCTTCTCAATGAAAGACAGGTTAGAACCTGTTGAATTCCGTGAAGCAATTTCTTCTGTAACAAGAGATATTGCGAGCGGAATTTATTCATTTGGTAGCGAGAACTCTATATCATCGTTGTCTACTCCATCAGGAGCATTGGCATTCGCATCTATATTGTTTTCAGCACCTGAGAATGAAGTTCAAGATATCATGCTTGCTGAAAATGACAGGTTTGAAGCCGTAATGGAGATAGTTCGGGATAAATCGTTCCCAAACGGCAAGAAGGTGTAGGCGATGGTTCTTTTAATCCAAAAGAACCAATACCTCCACCTAATTTAAAAACATATTATGTAAATTTGATGGATAAGCCTTATCTCCTTCGGCCTTGGGAGATTGAGAAGTTGACCGATAGGCAGATAGTAGAACTTTATTATCGAAGAAGAGATGATAAGGGTATTCCTGTTAATATTCCTGACGAAAAGCATGAGTGGAATACTAGGAAGAAAATGGTTTCTATTGAAGATATGATGTTGCAAAAATACCTTAATTTTATGAAAATGGGAGCATCATTAGGAATGGGTGAGGCCAAGATGAAAAGTTCTTGGATTAAGCAATTTGGAAGCATACCACCAGGGATAAAATAATGGCAGATATTCCATTAAAATCAGATGATGAGATGACAAATGATCTGGTTGGTGCAGTAGAAAATATCGCCCAAAGCGTTAAGGCGGGATCGAGGGATTTCACCAAAAGCTTTACTGGCTTGACTACGGCAATCAAAAGGTTGCAAACAACACTTGTAAACGCAATCAAAGCGATAAAAATCCAAGTAGTAGCAAAGCCTGAGAAGGTTCAAAAGCCAGCAATTAAGGATAAAGCTACATCTACAAAAGAAGTTGTAAAAGAAAAAGAAACAAAGACTGAAGTAGCATCTGAAAAAAAGGCTAAAACTCCTAAGATAGAAGCAGAAAAAATAGATGTTGCAAAACAACCTAAATTGCCAAAGGTTGTAGATCCAATACAAGCAGCAGAAAAAGAAAAGGTAAAAAAACAAAAGCAAGATGATGCTGATGTTAGAAGTCAAAAGCTAAGAGATCAAGCAAAGATAATTGCCTTGCGTTTAGAAGAGGCATTAAAACCGAAGCCAATTAAAGAACCAAAGCCACCAAAGGAACCAAAGCCGCCAAAAGTAATAGACCCTATAGTAGAAGCAGAAAAGCAAAGAAAAAGAAAAAGAGCAGATGAATCGGCCGAGCTAAGATTGCAGACTCAAAAAAACAATGCACAGATATCTGCTTTGCGTTTAAAAAACGCATTAATTCCTAAACCAGCTAAAGAAGAAAAGCCTGCAAAAGAACCTAAAGAAACAAAAGAAGAAAAACAAGTAAGATCGCTTGGTATACCAGGAACAAAAAAGTTTGTTGGGCCTCGTCTAGAAGAAGAAGATTTAGCAAATCAAAAGGCTAAAAAAGACAAAGAACAAGCGGACATTGCTTCTGCAAATTCTGCTGCAAAAGCATTGTCTGATGCAGCAGATGCTGCTGCCCAAGCTATTGAAGATGCAGCAAAAAGAAAAGAAAAAGCGGAGCAAGAAGAAGATAAGGCACTAAAAACATTAAGAACTTACTTTAGGAATAAGTCAAAAAAAGAAGCACAGGAGTCTGCAAAAGCTGCTGTAAAAGAAGCACAAGAATCTTCAAAGGCAGCAGAAGATTTTATCAAACAGCAACAACAAGCTGCTAGGCAACTTGAGCAAGCAAATCAAAGAACCCAAAAAGAATTGGATTCTATGATTGCTGGGTTTCAAGGACTATCGGCATTATTTAGAGGCCCATTAGTTAACTATGGCTTAAAGATGATTGCTAAAGGTATTGGTTACAAGCAACCAAAGCAAATGTCTAAGGGCGGGGATGTTTCGTATCTTGCTGATGGTGGTGATGCTTCTGGGCCTATGAAGCCAAAGGGTACTGATACTCAGCCAGCAATGCTTACTCCAGGTGAGTTTGTTGTAAAGAAAGATGCTGCCAAAGATCCAGAAAATAGGAAACAACTTGAATCAATAAATAGCGGTAGAAATAAGAAGAAAACTGAATATCGTGCATCTGGTGGTTCTGTTGGTGGTGTTGGATATTATGCTGCTGGAGGATCAGTTGGTTCAATAATTGCATCAGCAGTTGTAAATATAGGTTCTACAGTTTCTACGATAGTAAATGCAGCTAAATCAATTACTGTTGTTGGTGCAGCATCTACAGCATTAGGTGTTGCCTTTAATAGCATTACTCAATCAGTTAAAATAGCTAATCAAGCACTTGCTGTTTTTGGCCCATTGGTTGCAAAAGCAAATCCAGCGTTAATGCAAAAGCTTGAAATAGTGATGAATGATCTTAGTGGTGTAATAGGAAGGGCATTGATACCAGCGGTAGAATATCTTTCTCCATTACTTAGAAAGTATGCTGACTATGTAGATTATTCGATGAAGAAGCTAACTCCTTCAATAAATAAATCTGCTGTTGCGTTTGACAATGTTGTTTCCCCATTAATGGATCTAGGTGCAGTTATATATAGTGTAATTGGCCCAGTATTTGATGGTCTTGCTGTTGTAGTTGTTGGTGTTTCAAATGTATTAAAACCAATAATAGAATTTATAACTGCTTTTTCATCCGCATTGGTTCAAACAATTGGGGTGCTTGCATCACCAATTGTATCTGTAGCTATGGCAACACTTGGTTTTGCATTTGATGCATTAACACTTGTTATAAAAACAACTCTTGGAATAATTCAAACATTACTTGGTGCATTTGTAAACATTGTTGGTTTAATTATCCAAGGTCTTGGGAAAGTAATATCGTACATACCTCTTATGGGAGATGTTGGGAAAAGTATTGCTAAAGGTGGAGAAGCAATATCAAAGTCAGGTGAAAGTCTTAAGCAAGGTAAACCAGCAGAACAAGATAGGATAAAAAAAGGATCTTCTGTTGGTGCAGCAGTAAGAGAAGTTTCATCAACATCAATCGCTGGAGTTGGTGACG